ATTGACCCTCGCTTATTCTAGTGTTAAGGGACTTTCACGTTAACTATAGAAGTATTATTGTCATGGTAAAGAAACTCTCAGAATCAAAAGCTAAATCTACATTAGGTGTAGCTGGTGATAACACATACAACGGTCAAATCCGAGCTGATGAGTTCCTCCCTGAACTTCGAGGTAAGAAGGCAATACGAAAGTATCGTGAGATGCGTGATAACGATAGTACCATTGGTGCTGTTATGTATGCTGTTGAGCAGATCCTGAGAGATGTAGACTTACACGTAAAAGCAGTAGACGATAGCCCTGAAGCTATAGTAGAGAAAGAGTTTGTTGAGAGTGTCTTAATTGATATGGAACATTCTCTTGATGACCACATAGCAGAAGCTATATCTAATTTGTCGTATGGCTTTAGCTGGAATGAAGTTATATACAAGAGGCGTGTAGGACCAACAGAGAGATCACCTAAGAAGCACTCTAAGTTCACAGACGGACGTATTGGTGTACGTAAGATATCTGCTCGTGCGCCTTGGACTATAAGTAAGTTTGACGTAGACCGTAAGACTGGTGAAGTGTTAGGAATAGAACAAGAGATAGGTTATAGAAACGGCAGAAACTATATACCTACGAACAAGTCTCTTTATTATAGAACAACTAGCCTTAACGGAGACCCATCTGGTCGCTCTATTCTTCGTAACGCTTATACTTCTTATGAATATCTTAATAACCTACAAGCGATAGAAGCTATTGCAGTAGAACGTGAACTAGCGGGTATCCCAGTAGCTCGTATTCCTGCGGAGTACCTATCAGGTGATGCTTCTGCCGCACAGTCAGGCTTCGTTGGAAACTTACAACAGATCCTTAGAGACGTTAAGTTCAACGAACAAGGGTACATAATACTACCTTCTGACAGCTATCCAGATAAAGATGGTTCTCCTACTAACCAGAAACTAGTTGATATAGAACTTATGTCTTCTAGTGGTAGCCGTAATATAGACATTGATCCTATTGTTAAGCGTTATCAGCATGACATAGCAAGATCTATGCTTTCCGAGTTTCTTCTACTAGGATCTCAAGGTGGTTCATACGCCTTATCCAAGTCGAAGACAGACCTGTTCCTTCGTGCGCTTGAGAGTTACATCCAAGCAATCACAGATGTTCTCAACAAACAGTTGGTCGAGCGACTGTGGGAGTTGAACGGTCTGAACTATGACATGATGCCAACTATTGAAGCTGGTGATGTTGCTCCTCACGACTTACGTGAGATCGCTAGTTTCCTACGTAACCTTAACGGTGCTAATATTGACGTGTCTCAACACCCAGAGGTTATTAGTGACCTTATGGATATAGCTGAACTAGATTATGATCCGAATGTTACTGTAGCCCCAGAACCAGAATTAGAGGAATAATATGGCAACTCTTGACAACAGAGTGTTTGACAACGGACTTACCGTTCTTGACACTGAAGCTAATAAAATATTAATTACTTCGCAGGAGGCTACAACCTTTACTGAAGCTAACGCTACTTACGCGCTTGGTGATAGTACTAGTCTATCTTTTGGCGCACCACAAAATAGATCAGGTGGTGGTCGTGAAGTTGTAGCGGCGGCTATAACAGATGGGTCAGTTACAGGTACAGGCACAGCTACACACTACGCTATTGTTGACACAACAAATTCTCGTTTACTTGCTACAAGTACGCTTACACCCTCGCAGTCTGTAACTACAGGTAACACATTTAGTTTGTCCTCCTTTTCCATCGGAATACCAGACCCAGCATAAGGTATATATATTATGGTCACTCTTGTAAATAGAGCTAAAGTACAAACTTCCACAACTGGTACAGGTACGATTACTCTTGGTTCTGCTGAGAGTGGCTATCAGACCTTTGCTAACGCAGGGGTATCTGATGGTGATATAGTTCGCTACGTAATTGAAGATGGCAGTAACTGGGAAATAGGTACAGGTACGTACACTGCATCTGGTACAACACTGTCTCGTACTGTTAGCGAAAGTAGCAATAGTGGATCTGTTATTACTCTATCTGGCTCAGCGATAGTATTTGTGTCTGCAATAGCAGTAGATATTAATATTTATGATGTAGATGGCGGAACAGCGGCATCTGTCTATGATGCAAGTTTACAGGCTCTTAATGGAGGTGCCGCTTAATGGCTAACAAAATACAATTCCGCAGAGACACTGCTTCTAACTGGACAAGTGTAAACCCTACACTTTCACAAGGTGAGCTTGGCTACGAGACGGACACTACTAAGTATAAGATTGGTGATGGTACTACAGCTTGGACTAGCTTATCTTACTTTTCTGGTTATACAGATGCTGATGTAGATACACACTTAAATACTAGTACAGCTACAAACGGTGAATATTTATCTTGGGATGGATCTGACTACGACTGGGCTACAGTTCCAGCAGGTTACACAAACTCTGATGTAGATACACACTTAAATACTAGCACAGCTACTTCAGGTGAAGTTCTATCATGGACTGGTACTGACTATGACTGGATTACTGCTGGAGGCGGCGGTGGTGCAGACCTATACGATGCTAACGAACTTAGTCCTAATGCACAACCTTCTGCTACTGGGGATAATGCGATTGCTATTGGTGATAGTGCTACATCCACAAATCTTAATTCTGTTGCTTTTGGGGCGGAAACAAAGTCTTTAGGAAACAGAACTGCCGCTATAGGTTGGAGAGCATATGCGTCTGGAAACGATGCTATTGCCCTCGCAACAGACGATAACGGTGGTACTTATGGTGCAAAAGGTGGAAACTCTTGGGCAGTTTTAGCTAGGTCACAAGCTACGGGATCTTATACACAAGCAATAGGACACTACACAGTAGCTAGTGGAAATTATAGTATTGCATTAGGAAGGAACGCTACCGCCAGTCATATTGATTCAATAGTTATTGGCGAAAGTGCTTCATCTTCTGCGGGAGATCAAATTACATTAGGTCACACAGATCAAACTGTACGCATTTCATCTTCTTATACTCTACCACAAACAGACGGCACAGCCAATCAAGTTCTGACCACTAATGGCTCTGGAGCGGTTACGTTCGCAGACGCAGGTGGTGGTGGAATAACAACAGGCAAAGCAATTGCTATGGCAATGGTCTTTGGATAATAGGAGAATAAAATGACTGCACCAAATGTAGTTAGTGTTGCAACTATAACTGGTAAGACGGATGTGCTTGCGGCAACAACAACAGCCACAGCAATAACAACTGCGGCAACAAGTAAACTTTTAAAGATAAACTCAGTTATCATAGCTAACATTGATGGCACAAACGATGCTGATATTACTCTTGATTTGTTTAGGTCTAGTACAGCTTACAAGATAGTAAGCACAGTAACAGTGCCAGCAGATGCTACTCTTATGGCTATAACTAAAGACAGTGCAATATACTTAGAAGAAGGTGATGCACTTAGAGCAACAGCAAGTGTTGATGGAGACTTACAGGTTATCTGTAGTTATGAAATTATATCAGAGTAAGACATGAAAAATAGTGTGCATGACAATGGAGGCTTTATAGGGCGTGTAGCAGACTATACGGCAACTGATTATTATACTACTTTGGAATCAACTAACTATGCCGTGGAAAACGGAGTGTATACTAATGTTTCAATGGCTACAGGTTTTGCTAGTTCAACTAATGTTGTGTTTTCAACAGATGGTACAAAGGTTTATTTCCATGAGAGTGGTACAAGCTATGGGAATTATGCAACTTTATCCACACCTTCTGATTTAAGTACAGCTAGTTCTTTAACTTCATATTCAGTAAGAAACAATATTTCAGTTCAAGGTCTTACTTTTAATCCTACTGGAACTATGCTTTATTATGTAGGTTATTCTGGAAATATCTATATCTCTGCTCTGTCAACAGCTTGGGATATAAGTACAAGAGGTTCAGAGACTATTATTAGTTTAGGTATTTCAATCCCAACAGACTTCCAGTTTAATAATGACGGAACAAAAGCATACGCTATGCGTAGTGGAAATATATATGTTTGGCCGTTATCCACTGCTTATGATTTTACTACTAGAGGTACTAGAATAACTCAGTCTTTAGGTAGTGGGGACCAACAAGGATTTAGATTTAATTCTGACGGCACTAAATTATTTACACTACACGGGCAGGATAATTCTGGCGCAAGAATTGTAGAGTTTAGTTTAAGCACAGCCTACGATATTAATTCAATAGGGGTAGGTACTACTCATTCAGATATTGGTACACAAGTAAGTGACCCACACGGGTTTACTTTTTCTCACGATGGTACTAATTTTTATGTAGTTGGAGAGAATAACACTAATGTATATGAGTACAGTTTCACTTCAAATGTTACAGTTAACCAAAACAAAAAGAACTCTGGCATTTGGAGCATGGGTGCAGATTATCTTAATGCAAGCCTAGCTGTTACAGGTTTAGATATAGATACTGTCTATGGTACTACATACCTAAGAGAATTAACATCATTCCCATCAGCCACTTTTAGTTCAGGCTCTGGAGGTTCAGGCCAAATTGATGTGACTTTTATATTTGATATGACTTTCAGTACCACAGATACTGGATGTATATTAGACCAAGGTGGAGGTACAGATGGATTCTATGTAGGTACAGTATCAGGAGGCAATCTTAGGTTGTCTACTTCTGGTGCAGTATCAGGTGTATCTAATGAAACATCTACAACAACAACAGATATGTCTGTTTATGCTGGTGTAGCTGGCCAGCTTATCGTTACCATAGATTATCAAAACCATATTCAATGTTGGTGGAACGATAGCACTAACGGAATTAATCAAATAGTTTCTGTAGATTATAATGGGGATGGAGATTGGGCAGGTGGTAATGCGGCAAAAGTAGGTCAAGGGGCTACTGTACATGGAGGTCAAGATGAATCAATTTTTACTGGCACAATAACTAGGTATCGAGAAATCACAACCTACGTTGATACAAGTACATTTTAGGAGGGTTACAAAATGAAAAATGGTGGCCTAATAACCAAAACAATAAACACTCCTACGACTAGTTTAGCTAGTGGTGTCTGGAGTTTGCAAGAACAATACGAAGCAGAAACTAATAACACTTGGCCTAAAGCAGGATAAAACAATGACACGGTACACAATTAACAAAAGCTATCCTAAACGATTACCTCACAGGATAGTTTTGTCTGATGGAACAACTCGTACTGACAACACAACATTTACAGATGCTGAAATAGCTGATGCTGGTTACACTGCTGTATCTGACATGCCTTCACACACAGAAAGTCAGCAAGTATCTTGGAATGGTGCTGATTGGTATGTGCAAGAAATGGTAGGCAGTGTATATGATGTAAGAAAGTATGCACAACAATTAATACTTAACTATTGTCCTGAGTGGAAGCAAAGAAACATAACCAACAGGTCAATGGAGCTAATACAAAAGGGTTCTAGCAATTGGACAGCAGAAGAACTAGCTGAATACAATTCTAACCAAGCTATCTGGGCTAAGATAAAAGAAATACGTGATGCTTCTAATACACTAGAAGCTATGTCGCCTATACCTCACGACATCTGGTTAGACGAACATTGGCCTAGTGATATTAATATATAAAATTAAAGGGGCCTTAACATGGCAATACAATTAGACTTATCAACAAGTCAATACGGAACAGCATTTACAGGTGCATACTTCAGAATAGTAACTGCATCAATCTCAAGGGAGAGAGAAGATGGCTTTTCAGTAATGATAGACTGCTCTGGATTTGCGACAGCAACACCAACAGACGATACTCACCCTGTGGACTTCCGCAGATACCATGCACCTCTAGCTACTATTGAAGCTACAGCAGGTGATGACTTCTTATCTAAATGCTACACTTGGGTAATGACACAAGAAGACATGACGGGTTCTTCAGCAGTTTAATGTAAAACTTAGGAGTAATTAATGCTCGGATTTTCCCCACTCGCCTCTGCCCCACTTGGCGATGATGGGGTTGTAACTTCTAGTGTTATTCAATTACAACCTATAGTTACAGGTAGCCCTGTTGTTGGCTCTCCAAGTATAACTCAAGGTACTAATTTTACGCTTACAGTTATTACTTCTGGACAACCTTTAGTACCTACAATCACACTGGTTGAGGATGAAGTAAGTACAGCAGACCCTATATTAACTGGTGTACCAGAAGTTAGCACAGCTTCAATACAACAGAATAACTCTCTTGTAGTTAGTAATATTCTCACAGGGAGACCTGATGTAGAAAGTGCAAAAGATCCTAACGTAATTTATGAAGAGGTAGTACAGCAGATGTTTGGTGGTTGGCCTAAAAGAATATACGATCATACTGATCTAGCTATATCTAGAGGTCACTCTATAGGATATAGAACTCTCTACAAGTTTGGTTATAATCCAGACGTAGATACTCAAGAAGAGACAGTTTGGGGTAATGCTGGTAACTATATATGGTTAGACAGTGCAGTTAATATGTTTGTAAGTAGTACAAGCGTAAATGACAGTGGTACTGGCACAGGAGCTAGAACTATTCTCATACAAGGTCTAGATGAGAACTACAATGAGATAGAAGAGACTATAACTCTAAATGGACAAACACAAGTAACTACTCAGTTGTCGTATTTAAGAATATATAGATCTTTTGTTACTTTAGCAGGTTCTAATGAAGGCACTAGCGGTGTTATATACATAGGTTCTTCTGGTTCTACAGGTGGAGTTCCTAACTCTTCAGTATATGCTAGTATAAGTATAGGTAATCAGACACAGATAGCCGCATATACAGTACCTGCTGGATATACACTATACGTAGACGAGATTAATTTTACTGCGGCTGTATCTCAATCTAATAAGTTAGTCCACTGTAAGTTTAACAGTAGAGATTATGAGTCTAACGTATTTAGAACAAGGTTTGTACAAGTAATACAGAGCAATCAACTAATACAATCTTTCAAGTATCCACAAGGGTTCGCAGAGAAGACAGATTTAGAGTGTAGAGTATCTACAGACACAAGCAACACAGCAATCGGAGCATCTTTTCAAGGTGTATTAATTAAGAACGAAACATAAGGTTATTTATAATGAAAGTCGGATCTACTCTACGTAAAGCAAAGTATGCTAATGACATATTTACTACAGAGCCTGAAGCTATCTCTAGATCTATGGATTTAGGACTTGGTGGAGCTACTCACGTATCTGACTACAATGGTCAAGCTATATACATGCCAGCAGAGAGCCATGAGGCTTACATAGCCTACTATGAGGGGGGTGAGCCTACAGAAGAGCCAGAGAAGCCCTCAGTGGACCGTATAGAGGCTCTCAGAGCTATTGTACAAGAGATACTAAAGACAGAGTTCTCTAAAGCTGATTATCAAGGAGAGAAAGTCACTTTAAATAAGCCTAGACGTATCAAAGGTGGCAACAAGAAGTTTGAAGTCTTTGTACAGTCTGGTGGTAAGGTAAAGAGAGTTACATTTGGAGATCCTAATATGGAGATCCGAAGAGATGACCCTAAAGCAAGGGCTAATTTCCGCTCTAGGCACTCTTGCGACACAAAGAAAGATAAAACAACGGCTGGCTATTGGTCATGTCGTATGTGGGAAGCTAATACATCGGTAGGTGATATGACTAAAGCAAATATTGAAGGTAAGATCCTTAAGACTGACGACGAACAACGATTAGTCTATGGTTGGGCTTCAGTAGTAACCGAAAAGGGCGAAGCTGTAGTAGACCGACAGGGTGATGTAATAGAGGCTGAGACTTTAGTTAAAGCTGTTAATGAATTTATGGAGCATGTGCGAGTCGGCAAGGCTATGCACACTGGGGATCAAGTTGGTGTAGTAGTACACTCCCTCCCAATCACTAAAGAAATAGGTGATTCTCTAGGTATCCAGTCTGACCGTGAAGGATGGGTTGTCGCTTACAAAGTATTCGATGATGATGTCTGGGCAATGGTGAAGTCTGGTGAACTCGCCGCGTTCTCTATAGGTGGACGTGCTATTAAGGAGGAAATCTAACTTGCCTAATCTCCTAAAAAACTTGCACCTTGAAGAACTTTCCCTAGTGGATCGTCCAGCCAATGCACAGGCAATGGTTAGCCTCTTCAAGCGTGACAATTCCTTTGAAGGTATTAATAAAATGAATGAAGAAATGGAAACTAAAGTAGCTAATTATATGAAAGACAAGGGTTGTGGTCGTGCAGACGCCATGAAAGCTCTTGGATATGACATGGAAAAAGCTGAAGAAGTTACAGAAGAAGCAGAAGTTGCTGAGAAGGCAGAAGAGGTTAATCCTCTAGAAGCTGAAGTAGAAGCATTGAAATCTGAGAATGAAACACTTCGTAAAGGTCTTATAGACAACGGCTACGTTATAACTGCTGATGCAATCGAAAAGAAAGCTGAAGTAGAAATGATGGACATAGAAGGTGAGATGGTAGTTAAATCTGACATCCCTGCTCCAGTCCTTAAAGCACTTGAAGCGGCGGCTTTAGAAAAAGCTGAGGTTGCTCTAACTAAGAGTGCTGAAGAAGCTCTGCCACACTTTGATTTAGCTGTAGCTAAGTCTCTAGTAGAGAAGTTCGCAGAAGAAGAAAAAATCATGGAAGCACTAAAGGCGTGTGACGCATCTATTGGAGCCTCTATGGAAGAATTTGGTAAGTCCGATGTAGACGGTGAGTTTGCCTCATCTTCAGACAAACTAGATAGTCTTGTAAAGTCCTACATGGACGACAACCAACTAAAGAAAAGTGAATACGCCAAGGCTTACGCTGTTGTAGCTAAGACTGACGAAGGTAAGTCACTTATTAACAAAACCTACAAAGGGGAATAATCATGGCGGTAATGCAGTCTCGTGACAACCGTACTTTCATCGCTGGGGAAGATTTATCTTCAGCACAATTCAAATTCGTAACTCTTGAGTCAGATGGTCAAGTAGACCTAGCTGATTCTGCTGGCGAAAACGCTATCGGTGTTTGCATCGTAGGCGGAACTGCTGGCAACGCTGTAACTGTAACCGTTTCTGGTTCAGTAATGGTAACTGCTGGTGGCACTATTGCCGCTGGAGCCGCAGTACAAACAGACGCCGCTGGCGATGCTTTAACAGCCGCAACTGGTGACGTTATCTTAGGCTATGCCCGTGAAGCTGGTGTAGATGGACAAATCATCGAAATAGAAATGATCCAAGGTGGCAACTTAGCGGCCTAAATCAGCATTTTAAAGGAATAACATAATGCCATTATTAACTCCCTCTTCAGTACATATAGATCAGCCGTTATCTAATTTAACGCTTGCTTATGTACAAGAACAAACAAACTTTATCGCTGACAAAGTATTCCCAACAGTGGGCGTACAATCTCAGTCAGATAAATATTATATCTATGACCGTGCAAACATGAACCGCACAGGTGATGTTAAGAAATTAGCTCCTCGTACAGAAGTTAACCGTATTGGGATGGCTCTTTCAAGTGCCGCTTACTACGCTGACGTATATGGTTTAGGCATGGACTTCGACGAGCAAACACTTGCTAACGAAGACTCAATGTTAGAAATACGTTCTGCTGGTGCAGAGACATTGACAAACCGTCTGTTAATTGATCGTGAGGAGCGTTTCGCTTCTACATTCTTTAACGCTGGTGTCTGGACAACGGACGTTACTCCAGCTAACTTGTGGTCAGATTACACGAACTCTACGCCTATCTCAGACGTAACTACAGGTCGTCGCACAATGCAACTTAAGTCTGGTGGATTTAAACCAAACACAATGGTTGTAGGTAAAGAAGTACGTGACGTATTAATTAACCACCCAGACATCTTAGCTCGCTTAAACGGTGGAGCAACTGTAACAAACACTGCTTTGATCACAGATGCTAAATTAGCTGAGATCTTTGAAGTAGAAAACTTCTACGTAATGGAAGCTGTCAAGAACAGTTCTGTAGAAGGTGTTGCTGAGAGCAATGCATTTATCGGTGGTAAGAACGCTCTACTAGTACATACACCTCGCTCATCAGGTCTTATGACACCTGCGGCTGGTTTAACATTCGCTTGGAACAATATCCCAAGTGTAAACAACTTAGGTGTTACTGTAGAATCTTTCTCTGACGATGCTCTTAAGCGTCAGCAAGTTGCAGAACATATCCAAGTGAAAATGGCATACGACATGAAAGTCGTCGGTGCTGACTTGGGTTACTTCTTCGAAGCAGTAATCGCTTAATATATATAAAATACTGGTGAACCCTGAGCTTAGTTGCTTGGGGTTGCACCCAAATAATAAAAGAACATAATAATATCCTTATAACGGAGTAGTCCTATGCACCCATCATACTTGGGATGGCAGGTTGATTGGCCTGTCTTTATTAAAATGCCTGTTACGGCAGACAATCGAGATTGGAAACGTGGAGATCACTTTAACTGGTTAGAGCGAGGTTTGCATCAAGATAAAGTTGCAATACTATACGCTTCTGGTTACTTGTACCACAATGAAGAATTAGTAGTTCAGACAAAGGTTGGAGATAGACTATCAGAGTTCTCTGGTAAGCAACTCGAAACACTTGTAAACTTACTTAACAGCGAAGTTAAGAGCAGAACCTCTAGCACAACAGAGTTTAACACTAAGAAGTGCAAGAAGTCAAAGATAGATGATAAGCAACGAGGTCTTATTCGTCGGTTCTTAAATAACAATCGTTGGGTTACGGAAGACTACTATAAAA